TCTGGGTTGATAGAAGGCCGACCCTTAACACTGTACAGGTATCCGTCTTCCCTTAAAGACTCTGCAAACTCACGCACAAAACTGTTGGTCCTAGCCATGATTGTCCACGAACCCTTGTGGTACGGAATTGTGTGCCGGCTTAGGTGGTATTCAACCAAGCCTTCTTCCTCCATGGGTAGAAACTCTTTCTCAATCCGGTTGTCGATCCGCTTTACAATCTGCTGAGACAAAGACCAAACGGCCCGAGGCAACCGGTACGACTGTGATAGGATTGTCTTGTTGTCTGTCGCGTTGATAAAACGATTAACATCAACGCCGGTCCATCGGTGAATGGCTTGGTCATCGTCCCCTGCATACACCACATTCTCCGCGTTGGCCTTCATGTGATCCACCATCTCCCATTGCAAAGGAGTAAGATCTTGAGCCTCGTCCACAATCAACAGCTTCAAGTACGGTGGTTCTACGTTCAAGTACTGTTCAATCAAATCAACGAAGTCCATCTTACCAAACTTGCTTTTGTACAAAGCAACACTGACCTCGATCTGCTTCATCTTTGGAAACGATAGATCCCAATCCTCAGCCTCATTGAACTCTTGCTCCATTGCAATCAACCTGTACCTGGACCGGTCGATCAACTGAATGTACTTGCCGCCGTCACCACCAATGGCAGGGATCAGAATACCGTCATCAGGTGCGGCGCCCTCTGCATTATCAAACGACAAACCCAGACCATGACCCAGCTTGCGCCAATCGTCCTTGGCTAGCATGTCACCAGATACCAAACCCAAAGCGCGGAACCCAATCGAGTGCAGGGTGCGAAAGTAAGGCAGACGTTTCTCGTCAAACCCAAACTTGCCACACGACCGCTCAACGGCCTCTTGTACGGCTTTCTTTGTAAAGGACATGAACCCTATCTGTTCAGGGTCAACACCGTCCTCTAGGGCTTCTTGTACGCGCTGTATAAGGCTGTACGTTTTACCACACCCAGGCGGACCTAAGAGCATCTCCTCGGACATCACTCTTTACCGCGTGGACGTTGAGCCAGCCACTCCAGAACTTCTTCCTCGACCCAACGGGTGGCGCTGTTCTTATCGCCCTTGCCCGGTCCAAGATATATGGGTTGTGGAAAGATGTCCTCGCTTACCCACTTGTAAATGGTGGAATGGGATACCCCCAACCACTCGGTTATTTCCGCAATCTTCAGCAGCTTTCGTTGTTCAGAAGGGGATGTCATCACTAAACTCCTTTGGTTCCAGTTTTATTTCTTCATCTTCAAATGCTGGCACATGCCAAACACGCAGGTATTTTGACTTTCCATCGTCTTTAGTTATGTATTTTCTTTGGTAGCAATCTCCCCCATCATTCAGCGTCTTCAACTGTTCCTGTATGTGAACCGCTTTGTAATGTGTGAACTGCCTGTTCTTGAGAAACTGTTCCAAGCCGGCCATCGTAAAGTACGTCACGCCTTCCTCGGTCCACGGCTTGCCCATCTCCATTTCTTCTGGGGACAGAGCCCTAATCCGACTTGTGCAAAACGTCTTCAGCATCTCATGGAACTGCCCCTTGATCGTGAGTTCCGGAGGGACATCTATGGTGACCGAGTTCTTCATCAGGGTATTGATTGCAACCTGCCAATCTTGTGGCTTAACTTGAGGCGGCATGAAGTTGAGTTGCTCCATGCATGACCGCTGCCAAAGACCTTGGTTCTGCAATTGCTCAACAGTTAGCTGAAGCCGCTGACCATCTACATCCATGAAGTAATGCCGAGGCTCCGATAACATGACTGTCAGACCACCAAGGTTGGCCCGATCTGGGGCCGAGTTGCCCACACCAAACTGGCGCGACTTGCAGATCTGTACATCACAGTGATCTTTTAACGGGCACACACTGCATTGCAGGAAGTACTCTTTCTTCATTAACGATTTCTGCAACGCAACGATCTCAGTTGCCTCAAGGGCAGGGCTGCATAACGTCCTGTTGTATTCTTCGTGATGCTTCTTCCAATTGTCAGGCCACTTCAACCGGCAGTACACGCCAACGTTAAACATAAACGTGTTGCGGTGTTCAGTAACAGAGCCCTGCCCAGTAATGATTTCCAAGCAGTACGGCCCGTCAGTAAAGTGTGTTCTCTCTCCACCAAACTGAAGCTCATTTAACTCTGGAATGTCTATCCTTGCTGCATCAACCGCAGCAAAGAACTGCGCCATGTCCATAGCTTCGCCCTTCTTATCCAAGGCATAGCGTGTGGTTACATCCCCACCAAAGTACGGCATGTTTATAAAGTTGCCCACATCCCCACGCTCCGCCAAGATAGTGTCCTGCTTTGGAAAGATCTCACAACCGGAAAACCCCAAGGCAACAGACATCTCGGTCAGATACTCTCGAACCATGGCCGCTTGCTCCCACTGCTTGAGAAACAAATAGAGGTGGGCGCCGCCCGACTTGGAACGACACAACACCAGAGGCAACCCTAGCTTTTGAACCTTGGCATTTAACTCCACCAAGTTGAGATCATAGGTATCAATGTCCAGAGCCCCGAACATGCACAGATTATCTTGGGTAATAGGTATAGATCCCACACCCTGACGGCCCTCAATGTGATCCTGTACTAACTCAGCGGTCAAAGGACCGCGAACAATCATGCTCTTCGCCTCGGCTTTGCCGTTGCGTCCAACCCTGCCTACAGTGGTTGTACCGTGCGCCGCTATTGATCCGCAGAACGCATCCATTAACTTTTTTGCTTGAGACATAATCCCTCCTAAAAAAGAATCACGCTAACGGCGTTAGCGTGAATCTTTATTTACGTTCTTAGAAAGGGATTTCATTGTCCTTGTATGGCGCACCAGTTGCGTTGCCAGATCCTTCGGGATTAACTGAGGGATCCGCAGCGGCCTTTACTTCTCCCGCAACAATAGAGTCTCGGAATTGTTTTGCCGCCATCAGAAGGTCACGATCCTCAACCAGACTGACATGATCCGTAGCCCAGTTGTTCCAACTACCTTGATCGTTGGTTTCCTCAACCGAACGCAACCGCCAGATTGTGGCAAACACCGCAGGTTTTACAACCTGCCCTGTCTTAGGATGCTGGACCTTCTGCATAGAAATCTTAGACTTCCACTGTCGGCTGATTTTTAAGCTAGCAGACTTCATGTCAATGATAGCTGGCTGATAGGAACCGTCATCATCTAAAACCAAACAGTAATGTTGATCAGACTTAATCAGTTCATTGCCGTTGGGTAGGATTTCCTTAATTCCCTCGCGTTTGGTCTGGTTAATTAACGGATCACCAAGAGGAACCCTACCTTTAAACCCACCGCCTAAATCTCTGGGTACAAACTCTAGGTACTCAGTGTTTTGATAACACGGAATAACTTTTATACCTTCTTCGCCGGGCCAATACTGCCCAGTAACAGTGTTGAAGACATCACCCTGTTCAGCGCCGGCAATAAACTCAGGCTTTTTCTTGTTAATCTGAGGGCTCATAGGCTGGAGCAACCGAACAAAAGGGATTTGCATCTCTTCACTACTGTACGAGGCGCCTTCACCTGCGGTTTCAAAGATATCGTCATATACATCTGTGCTTAACTCTGCACTTTTTTTATTAGCTACTGCGTTACCCATTACTTTTCTCCCTTTTTGTTGAGCCAAACTTTTTCATTTCCTCTTCTTCAGCCTCGTTACTACGGCTAGGAATATTAGTAAGCTCTTCAAATTCTGTCTCGTCATTGTCCATGAAACCACCGTACTCATCGGTGTATTCCTCACCGTCTTTTTCCATCTGCTCAATGATCATCTGTTTAGTAGCACCCATTATGCTTTCCTCTTAATTTCTGCTGCTGATGAAACAAACGCCCCGAACATGTCCAGATCGATGTGCTTACCTGCTGTTACCCGCTCTTTTACAAAAGCCTTGAGTGTTGAAGCGTGGATGTGTGTTTTGGTCCGCGGATCAAAACCCTTCTCCTGCAACTGCCCAACAAGATTGCCGGCAATGTTGTCTTCGCCCTTACCAAACGTCACAACGACATCGTTCTTAATGATACCGTCCAGACCATTTTCTCTAAGCCAAGCAAATGCTTCTTCTTTGCGTGGAACAGGAATAGATGCGTGTACTACAGGCTTACAAGAAACCGAGGCGCCTTCTACTTCTATCTTTTCCACACCCATCTCATCCATCAAGCCAGGTATGCGGTCATGAGTGATTCGCTTACGCTGATCCTTTAGGATTTTAATCTGTCCTTCCCAATCATCGATTTTTTTATCAAGCTGGGTGACCTGTTTCACCAGTTGAGACAGGCTCTTGCCTACCTCTGCATCAACACCGGCCAACGCTTGGCTAGTGTCGAATATGTCATCAAATATGTCTTCCATTAAAGTACATCCTCTTCAGGGTTAAGTTGACACAACCATTTTTGTGCCGTATTTTGGAGTATATGGGAGGAACGATATGACAGTCAACTATAAATTCAAAACAAAACCGTATGACCACCAAAGAACCGCATTGAATGCTGCTGGACAGAAAGATTTCTTTGGGTTCTTTATGGAAATGGGCACCGGCAAATCTAAAGTTCTCATTGATAACATGGGACAGTTGTTCTTGGAAGGTAAGATCAACTTCGCCTTGGTGATAGCACCAAAGGGCGTGTATCGAAACTGGGTAGCCAAGGAAATACCTCAACACATGTCGGATGATGTACCGCTGCGAATGATTCGTTGGGTAGCATCGCCAAACAAGAAACAGACAGAAGAAATACGATCAATACAAAAAGGTTTTGCTGGGCTCACCGTGTTTGTCATGAACGTGGAGGCTTTTTCCTCAACGAAGGGGCAGCGTGTAGGAAAGTGGATGTCAAAACATCTAGGCAAGCACGGCTTGATTGCCATTGATGAAAGCACCACCATCAAAAACCCCAAGGCCAAAAGAACCAAAGCACTCATGGATATATCTGATGGGTTTTCATACAAAAGACTACTGACCGGCTCACCAATCACAAAGTCTCCCCTTGATATCTACTCGCAAGCAGAGTTTCTGCAACGAGGTATGCTAGGTGATTCGTATTGGGCGTTCCAAGGCCGGTATGCGATAACCAGACAACAGAAGATGGGCGCCAGATCGTTTACTCAGATCGTAGGCTATCGATATCTGGATGAACTAACAGAACGAATCAGTTCCTTCAGCTACCGTGTTCTTAAAAAAGAATGCCTAGACCTGCCAGACAAGACATACACCGTCAGGTATGTACAACTGACGCCAGAACAAACCAAAATGTACAACGATATCTCTCGACAAGCCATGGTTCTGCTAAACAATGGTGAATTGGTCAGCGCACCCGCAGTTATTACACAGCTTTTGCGCCTACAACAGATCCTGTCAGGACATATCAAGACAGATGAGGGAGACATCGAGTACTTTCCAACCAAAAGAACAGACGCACTAAAAGAAATAATGTCAGAACACGATGGCAAAGCAATTGTCTGGTCGCGGTTCCGTCATGACATCAAGTCTATCGTTGCAATGCTGAACAAAGAGTTTGGACCTGGGTCCGCAGCGGCATACTTTGGAGACACTCCGGACGATGAGCGTCTGGCTATCGTGCAGAACTTTCAAGACCCCAACCACCCACTGAAATACTTTGTGGGCAACCCAGCTACCGCTGGTTACGGCCTGACTTTGACCGAGGCTAACCTTGTGGTATACTATGCCAATGACTTCAACTTGGAAACACGGATCCAAAGTGAAGACCGGGCGCACCGCATCGGACAGAAAAACCCCGTGACCTATATTGATCTGATCTCAGAAGGCACAATAGACGAACGTATCGTTGAAGCACTTAGAAACAAGATCAACATAGGCGCATTAGTATTAGGAGAGAAAGCAAGAGAATGGCTAAAACTTACTTAGAACTACAGGCAAAAGAAGTAGCGAAAGAAATGGTAGATGCCATGGTTGAAACCATGGTGGATAAGAAACGCCAACTGCGAACAATCGATAGTGGAGCCCAAGTTATATCCAAGCAAACAGGGTTGGACCTAGATGTATCAAAGGCGTTGCTTAAATCTATGAACGGCAACAACGTTACCCAGATCAGAGGCTACTCAAAAGAACCAGAGCATTTAAGAAAGTCCAAGATTGGCAAGTCCAATGAACCAAGAAAGTAAAGTTGTAGAGTTCCCCAAGCTGTCGGAAATCGACCGGCAGTTTGAGGAACTTGAACGTCAACGAGAACTTATACTGAAACAAAAGGCTGATATATTTCGGGCGAATAAGTTACCAATTGACAGATAGAATTACTATCCTTTTTTATTTTTCTTCCATGCATTGTGGGCATCAACGCCCATCTTAAAAATAATTTCATGCCGTAAATCCTCGACCATAACGTCAGAAAATATGTCAGCATTAGGGTTTAACTTAATGTCCTCCTCAATCTTCTTGGATATATCATCTAACCTTTCCACAATGTAATGAGGACACACACTAGTCATTGTTTGGCCCCCCTCAGCAGCCACTAACTCTGCAATTAATCGACTGTATTCATCCCTGTTGATCATAAGACATCAGCTTATGGGTTAGGTTACGTGCTTCACTTGTAAGTCCTTTAACCTTTTCATCTTGGTGCATGGTTCCATGGGCGTATAAGCGATCAAGATATTTCTTAATTTGATCACCCATTAGATCTATGCGTGTACGCAGATGCATATTATCTTCTATTATCTTTTTGTACTCTTCACCTTTAACGTTCATGGTTCTCTCCTACTTAGATACAAAGTATACTTCTACCTTGGACACCAACTCACGTTGACGGTGCAGCGATGCGCGTATGTCAGGTAAATGCAGATCAGTAGCGTCGAAAATCTCACGCATGGTCAAGGGTTTTCCCGCCTCTTCCAAAACATCAAAGATCTTTACGTCTATATCATCCTCATGGTCATTAACTTCTGGCTCTGGCTTTTGAGTTGGCTGCAATTCATCCGCCGTTTCCGCCTGAACATTAACCACGCGCCATGGAATCTGTTCCCGCTTGTCAGAAAAGTTAGGCAAAACCTGCGCGTGAACCGCAGTGCCAGGGCTGAGTTCCATCTTGTCTACAATGCGAGAGTTAATAAACACCCCCTCGCCATTAGCCAGTACCCCAAAAGCACTGCCAGAGTAGGTCAACTCTTCAACCAATACCCGCTTGGTATCTACTATCATATTCTATATCCTTCTTGTCTTAGATTACTTACAAACTGTTTTAATTCTAGTCGGGCCTGATACAACCTGTTCTTCGCATCAGCCCCAGCACCTGTCTTATACGCTTCGGGCTCAAGATTATCTACCATGCGCCGCAAATGTTTTAGTTCTGCTTCTTGTGCCGGTGTCATCCCGTACATTCTCCATCATCTTCTTGGCAAAGGGCGCCCACCTCTTCATTAAAGATCCAATCGCCCTGCCGTTTTACAAAATTACCAACATCGTCATAACTTCTGCGCTTGTGAAATGTCCCCCCTATCTTCTTCTCCATTGCCGACCACCACTCCATACGATCCGGATGCTCTCGCCACATCATCGCCAAAGTAGCCTCGCTCTTCAAGAAACAACCATCACAGTTGCCCTTCGCCGTCACACCATTCGGACCAAACAATCTCAAATCAAAAGGCTGTTGCTTCCAGAAATCCATGACCGTAGCCTTGGTTGCTCCCGCATCAGCCAGTGGATACCAAAAGGTCCACCGATCTTTGCTATCCCTACGATTAATTCTGCGGGGCTCGTCAGCACGAATGCCAATACCAGAGTTCCAATGCTTCCATTTTTGCGACACCAGGTAACGCTTGATCGTCCGTACCTTTAACTCTGCCGTGCAAAATCTAGCCACTGCGTTGGGCAAATAAGGTTTGTATAACAGTGTCTCGAACGGCTCACCGTTTCGCGCAGCGGAGTTGTGACTCACCTCTTTAAACGTAACCTTGTTATCAATCCGGTCGTACTCCAACCACTTAATCGGCACGTTCCACCGGTCACCACACTCATGCACAAAGTCTAATGTCTGAGGCATCTCGCGACCAGTGTTGGCAAAAACAACCTTGCACCGATCAGGCAACCCACCATTCTCTTCTAAGATCTTGTGAAGCATATACCCACTGGTCCTGCCCCCCGAAAAACTTATTAAAACATTGCCTTCGGGCAATAAATACTCTGGCATTCTCTGCGTCCTTTGATATAATTTTTATGAGGGGCGGCTTATTCAACTGAAACCTTACCTGCGCTCAGTTTGCTCGAATAACTCCATGTTCACCGCCGCCTCTCACCATCACTTAATGATATCTATACCATGTCTGAGCGCCGTGCGAATTACGCTCTTGCGTTGCATGTTTAAGGCAGCGGCAATCTCATCCGCGTTGCGCCCCTGCTTAGTCATGTTCATGATAATCTTAGAATTTAACTGCAATGGGCGCCCCTGCTTAGTAGCAAACCTGCCAATGCGCCCCTCAACAACCTCATTTTTAATGCCGTAATTCGGACCTCGATACCCATATTGTTCTAGCATCCGCTTGTTCTCCGCAGCGGCAACGTCCAATACTTTCTGTCTTCTTTCTGATGCATTCACAGTTTATCTTCCCTCTCGTCAAAATGATGGGCCAACCTACGCAACTCAGTGGCTATGCCCTTGGTTATAACACCCGTAAACAATGGCCGGCGGTCCTTCTCCAAGACCGCCTCACCAGCTATCAATGCAAACGTGGTATCAGTTAATTCAAAGGTCAGATGAGCGACCTTGAAATGTTGTCGCGGCGCCCCTGGATGCCGCGACTTTGCCTTAACGCTATGCGTACTCATCTTCAGGCTCCACTTCGCCAGAACCATCACAATTCTCACAAGCAACCCACTCAGCTACCGGCTCTAACGTTTCGCCAAACCTCTGGTACAAGGTCTTCTCAACCATGCCCTTGTGACCAGTGTAACTGCACTCCGGACACTCAATCATGCGGATCACCAATCCTTTGACCCGTGTCCTTGTAATAGTTTTCCGCTAACTCAGCATAAAACTGAGACAACGCTATGCACATAGAGTCATTATCCTCCATGTCCAAAACCTCATGCAACCGTTGATGCACGTACTTAGTAGCAACGGTGCTTGCGCCCCACCCGAAATAATCAATCATCAGAAATCTCCCCGATAATAAACCGATCTGTTCCACTGATCGAACTCAATCCAATCAGCCGCTAAATCAAACTTCTTAGCGTACTCCTCCCTTTCTGTATGGTGACGATACCGAGGGTCTGCGTCCTCCGTTAAATCATCGCGGATCTTAGCCGCAATCTCCCGCAAATTCTCCGGAGATAAATACACCTTCATCGGATTGCAGTTGTACTCATCAGGGCTTGCATAGCTCTGGTTAATTAACTCATGCAAATCCCAGTGCTTGCGCCAGTACTGGATCTCCAACCGGACCGAGGCAATAGGCCAACAAACCTCAGAAGGACGCAACTCTGCGTCCCCCGTCTTTACGTGACCGACCGCTTCAGTTGGCCGGTCAACAGCCTCATACTTTCCTTTCACAACACTCGTTGTAGTGTTGTTCCGCTCCGCCATTAAATATGCATCTAATCCCATTACTTCTCTCCTTGCTGTTTACAAAATGCCTTCAATCCACCCGCAGCGGTCCACTCATCAGGCGGCATGTTGTCCGTGCCCCATGTCTCATCGTCAATGAGAGCGTCAATCTCATGACAAATCTTAACCAAGGCCTTAAAGGTAGGGTGCGGATACTTGTGTGGACACACCCCAACAGCGGCATACGCCGCGTTGTTTAAAGCACTCATGCGTTTTCTGTAATCATACTCGTCAGTCATCTCTCTCTCCTTCTATAAAACTACTGATTAATCCTTGCGCGACTTCCGAGACAATCGCGTTCCCGTAGGCGCGGCATCGTCCCACGCGGCCGGCAATCCCATTAGCCAGCGGGAAAGTGCTGGGTTCAACTGGCCTCCACTTGGCATCTTTGCAGAAGAGCCAATCAACATCTCCCCAGATGCCGTTAACCTCGCCCCGTAATGATCCCATCCCGCTAGCCTCGCCGCATCCGCTGGGTTCAACCCCGCATTCATGCCCCGCTTGACCTTCGCGTCCGGTTCCTCGCCCCGACCGTTGTTGGTCGCATTCGGGGTCGGCCATCCCGTCAACTGTGCCGTCACATCCAATGTATCCGTGCTGATCTTGCCGTTCCGAATGCGTCCACCCTGATACCCGCCCTTGTGATCCCGTGTGGTCGGAGTGGGCCACGAACCATAAACGTTGCCTGATGTGCGGCGCACCGAACCCCGCAGCACAGAGATCGAACGGTGCAAAGGCGTAGCCCTCTCCTTCCATGTCAGCTTGTACAAGGTCGATCCAATTAAGGCCGTCTTTACTCGCAACCTGTTCTCCAAAGACCGTTGCAGGGCGGCACTCGCGGATGAGGTGGAACCAGTCTGGGAATAAGTGCCGCTTGTCAGCAAGCCCCTCTCTCTTGCCTGCCCCGCTGAAAGGCTGGCACGGACAGGATCCCGTCCAGACCGGTCGGTCATCGTCCCATCCCGCACCCCTGAGTGCGTGGCTCCAGACGCCAATTCCTGCGAAGAAGTGGCACTGAGTAAATTCAAAAAGTTCCTCTGGTCTGACATCACTAATACTCCTCTCGTCCACTACACCATCCGCAATTAACCCCGCACCAATTAAGTTGCGGAGCCAATCAGCGGCAAACGGATCTATCTCATTGTAATACGCACTCATGAAAACAACGCCTTCAATTTATTGGCGGCGTCCAATTTCTGAAAAATGTCATCCCGCTCTTCATCAGAATAAGTCTCGTCAATCGCCGCAGCATCATATTCCTGATGCTCAATCATGTGATCAAGAGCAACTTGCAAAACGTTGTACTCAATGCCCGAAAGAGCCTTAATCGTAGAAGTACGAACGTCCTCATCTAAATGTCCACGCACTACTGCATGAATAAGATCAACTGTATTCGGACTAATAATCGCCATCTTCCATAGCCTCCCATAATCTAATGTATGCATTTACGAAATTGCGCTGACAATGAGACAGGGTGGACGCATCCTCCAAAGCCAAATCCATGGCATCACCAACATAATCAGCAAAACCATTCTCATTAATCCACCGCTCGTATACAGCAACCAACAAAGAACGAACCCCCGCAGTATTGCGAGGATCCGTAGGTGTGAACCAAAGCGATGGCATCAGTTAAAACCTCGCGAGTTCCAAATCTCCAAGGCCGTTTCCAAAGGCATGTCATTTAATATGCGCCGCTTCTCAGAACCAAACACAGTCCACGAACCGTCAGTCTTACGAGGATGGTACTTGGTCTGGTAAATTCCTTCCTGCCCCTCAATCTGAAACAAAACATGGCTCTTTAACTTGCGCTTCATATCACGACGCGCCAACCAAGCCTCAACCTCAAGATTGCACCACAGTTCCAAATCCATGGGTAAACCCTCAGCAAACAATTCACACGGCTCAAGATTAGGCATCGCATTACAATGTGCCTCAACCTCTTTTAACACACGGTAAAAAGAAGTCCGCTTGCCAGCCTTCCCAAACTCAGACTTGTCATGCATGTAAATACGGTGACATCCACCATGACCATCGTTGCTAACCTCAGCAAAGACCTTGCCATCTACCCAAAGATTGGCAGTAAAACACAATGTCTCCTCAGACATCCACTCCGTGTATTTAATTGATTTCAATTCTAACTTCATGACAAGCACTCCAAATCAAAACGGTTGCGGACGTTCTCTAAATTCCTCTGCATAACCTCAGAATAACTGACATCAGATAACGTATCGTCTTCCACACCAAAACGAACATCACTGTCCCACTCGTCATGAATATCCTGTAAAGCAGAAAACAATGCCACTTGCTCACCGGTCAATGCATCTAAACCCAAAGACCGCGCAACAATGTCACGAACCAGATCACCGCGATTGCCATCAGCAATGCCAATGTTCTCAATCTTTGAAGTGTAATGCTCATCACTGATAAACACACCAACAGCACACATGCCGCCCTTACCATCACGATACGCGCAAGAACGGTTCCGCATACACGGACCAGACATCGCGGATAAATGCTCAGATGCCTTGTTAAAAATATCTTGGAGTTCCATCTTCTACCTTCCTATCTACTACTAGTCGAAGCACCATGCCTCGCGAATCAAGTTAAACGCACCACGGCCCGATGTCAAAATGTTTCTTGGGATGACACTATAGGGAGTTGCTGGAGATTTTGAAACTTTTTGAACTGAAAATTATTGGGATTTGGTGTCATCCCTGTCATCCCCATACTAAAGATGAAATATTATTAAGCCCGGACAATGGGTTATAAGAAACATGCGGGATGACACGTATACTTTCGGTAGTGTCATCCTGCTGTCATCCCTGTCATCCTTTTCTCAGTTGCCTCGTACTGCCCTCTCCTAGATTTTTCGGTCCAACCCGTTCCAATTCCTCTGGGAAAAACCCTATATGTAAACTTGATGCATCGCGCAGCGACACCTATAATGCCTGTAAACATTGAGGATTTTGCTATGGCATCGCTGAAAAAGAAGATCGAGAAAGCACACTCCAGAACGCTGACGCCCAGACAAATGACCTTTGCACGGCACATCGTGGAAGGCATCTACTCCAATGCTGAGAGTGCAAGAAAAGCCGGATACAAAAAGGCTCTTGCACAAGAACACGCTTCTCGTTTGCTAAACGGTCGGGACTATCCTCATGTGCTAGAATATATACAAGAGATGCGCGAAGAAAGAGAACGCCGGTATGGAGTGACAACCATCGGACAACTGCAACGCCTACATCAGCTATCCGAGGGGGCTGAAGAGGCAGGGATGTTTTCTGCCGCTATCAATGCTGAAAAGATACGATCAGCACTTGGTGGTCTGACTGTAGACAGGCGGGAACAGACACACACCATCGACACTATGTCCCGTGATGAAATAGTCGGTCGGCTTGCGGATCTCCAAAAGAAATTCCCACAAGCATTTGTGATAGATGCTGAGTTCAAGGATGTGACAGATGTCAAAGGGACCAGAGGCGAACTTTTGGAACACGATAAGGCAGAACTTACCGTCGAAGGCATCAGCGACACGGATTGAGAACGTACATGGCGGGGGAGTTCCCGATGTGCATGTAATCTGGGATGGATTACCCTTCTGGATTGAATTGAAGACAACCAAAAGCAATGCAGTCAATCTCCGATCTCATCAAGTCGCGTGGAATATGCAGTATTGGTCGCGAGGGGGCGCGTGTTTCTTCTTGGTCAAGAGCCTCTCTGACCGTTCCTTGCATCTATTTGGGGGGGATCAAGGCCCATTCCTCATGGAAAAGGGGTTGAAATGCGGGGTTGGACATGTTTTCGGGGACGTTGGTGCCGTGTTCACGGCCCTGCGCCCCCGCTTGCTTAATCATTACGCAGGTGTCTGCGCCCCTGCGCCCTA